TCGCGTCGATCTCGGCCTTAAACTTTGGCAAGACCTCGCGCTTCACCTCGTCGCTGGTAACGCCGAAGAAGGGGCGCTTATACTTTCCGTTCGGGATCGTAGGATGGCCCTCGAATCCGGTCTGGTGTCCGTAGGCCTTCGGAGCGTCCACTTCGTCCTCGATGCCGATCACGACAGAGGCTCCATCCTCCTCGAGAATGTCGATCGAGCGGAGCATATCCCCGGTGAGCGTCATGTTCACCTGGTTCCGGCTCTTGCCTGCCGCCTTGAATGCCAGGCTATTCGCATAGGCTTTTGAGTATGGACTCTTGAGATCCTTACGGCCCAGACCTCGCCCTTCCTTAGCCCGGTCCACCATGTAGTCGATAACGCCCTGGGCGATCTTACGGACCAGAACCGGATCGGATGAAATGTCTCGGCCAGTGAGCTCGTTTAGGTCGAGCTTCTGAGAGACTCGGCTCTTCGTGAGCTTGATCCCCGGCTCGGCCATCAGTCCTCGGCCTCGAGCTCATCTTCCTCGTCTTCGACATCAGCGGCTGGTGGGGCCTGAGTTGGCATGATTCTTTCGATTTCACGACCAGACTCCTGCTGAATCCGCTGATAGACTTCCTGCGCGTCCTCGAGCTCAATCTCGCGATCCAGCGCGATAGCTTCGACCTGAGTAATGAGGCCCATTTCCTTGCGCTGCTGGATGTTCTGGAGCTTCTCAGCCTCAGAGACCACGCTGGAGGGCTTCTTGAAGGTGATACTCATGAAGGCGTCTTCGGAGATCGGAGCGACCCGGTATCCAGGCAAAACGCTCGTACCGCCGTAGGTATTGAGATAGGCCACGATGATCTTAAAGAGCTTCTGTTCGGCGTCCTTAAAGGCTGCGATGTCTGACTCGCTGGCCTCGAACTGCTCGACCATGGCCAGCAGGCGCTCGAATCCTGAGCTATACTTGACCGAGTCCATCTTAGCATTAACCACCTTAGGATCCACGCCCCGGCTGGTCAGGAAGCTAGACAGAAGGCCCTCGAGGTAGGAGAGCGAGCCTTGCAGATCCGGGTTCGCGTTAGCATACCCGAAGTCGGTCTCGACCGGGTTGTTCGGATCAATCGGCAAGCGAAGGACGAAATTGGTTCCAATCTGGATATTGTTCGGGATCAAGTTCGACGGAGCCTTGAGCCATGCCTGGCCGAATCCCTGCATCCTGACCACATTCCCGAGGTCGGTCAGGCCTGCGTTGAACTGAATGGTGAAGTCAGTCAAAGCCGCGCCAGAGCGGACCCAATACTCGCCATCCTTGCCGCCGTTGATGTCCACAAACGGGACGACCCCACCGATCGGGTTCGCGTAGTTCTCGGACGGGAGGATGTTTCCGCGTTCATCCATGACGAAGTTAAACGCTGGCGACCAGACCGCGATCGCCTTCATCCCCGCCTGATAGTCGTCCTCGTCAGCGATGAGCTCGTTCATGCTATCACCGTCCTCAGTAACCTTTACATTCGCAAGCGAGCGATCGAAGCCGTTGATGCAATAAACCTCGCCTTCCTCCTGATCCTGAGAAGATGGGACAACATCGAGGTTATGTGCCAGAAGCGCCTGGAGCTTCAGCTTCCCGGCGCGAGGGATCAGGTATAGGTGCGTCTGATCCTGGAGCTTGAAGTATTCGTTGGCCTTCATCATGACCGTGTCGATCTTGAGATCAGCGTACACCTGACGGACGGCCATCTCCTGCTCCTCGCTGAGGCCGTAGAACTCACGGACTGGAGTCTTCCGGTACAGGCTGGCTTCCTTCTTCACGATCCGGCGCGCAAGGTTAACCGAGCTCACGATCGGCGTGTTCTGGATGGTGTCCTTCGAGTAGAACCCCTCGAGGTAGGATTTCACCTGCTGAAGAATCCGATCCTTGAAAATCTCGAACTGGCCGAAGCTCACCTTCTTACGCTCGACATTCTCGCTGGCCTTAGATTCGTCGATGATCTGTCTCCGGACATTTGGGTTCAAAAGGTTAAACATTTTATCTCCTTGAGCTTCCGACCATTACGGACCCGAGCGCGTTGTGCTCGTAAACCACAGCGTAGCCGATCGCGGTGGTAATGTGCTGGTAAGGCTTTGAGTCGTCTTCGATGTAATCTCCGGACTTTTTCAAAGCGGTCAGCCTTAGCCCATCGTGCGTCACGGGAGCCGTTTTGTAAACGAACAAGCGCCTCTCGCCTGCCTCGTTTAGGCAATAGGCGTTCACTAGGTTGTGGCGTTTCCTTACCGGAGGATTCTCCCGAGGCACTTGCATCTCAAAGGTTGCGCCTGAGTTGGCCAGCGTTTTCCTGATGATGTCGTAATCAGAGACGATGGAGCGCGTGTCCCGGGCCTGCCCGGAGGCGTCACCCCTCACCAGTATTTTCGCCCGGTGCGTTAGGATGCCCTTCTCAATCCATGCGTCGATGGCGTCCTGAGTCCGAGCGCCTTGGATCACCACCTCGTCGAACCAGTGCCATGCCTTGCCGTCCCACTGGCCAGCCGCCGATGACATGGGTTTCCCGTGGCCGATGTTAAAGTCGAACGCGAGCACGATCGGGAGGTGGGGCCTTACCTGGTAGGCGGTGTTCAGGTAGTTCTTTTCTTGATCATAAGCCGAATAGATCCGGTCCTGGTCAATCTCGACCCACTCGCCATAGATGTACCTCTGGGCCTCTCGAGGCGCGAGATCCTGCTTCAGTTGCTCGATGTAAACCGGATCCAGAAACGGGTTGTCAGTCGTTATGGACTTGAACACCTTGCGCGTCCTAGCCTCGCTATCGAAAAAGTATTTATACACCCAGTGACCAGGGCCGTCCGGGTTAGTGGCGGCGATCAGGATGTTTTCCTTCACTTCCGGGATACGCCTAAGCCTGGCCTTCAGCGTATCGAAGGCGGCCTTATCGTCCTCGTTGTTCTCGGTGAGCTCCTCGAAGACTACCATCGAGAGCTTGAGCGACCTGGCTTTCTTGTACTTCTTATCCGACCAGCTTCTCGAGATGATCTCGGATCCGTTCCACCAGGTAACTTTAGCGATCGAGTGATTCACTCGGTAATGCTTTCCCTCGACGAAGTCTTCCGCGATGTGCTCGAGGATCTCCTTGAAGATCGTATCCTTCAGATCCGGCAACGCTTTACGCGCTAGGCAGACTCGCGCTCCAGGATTCTCGACGCAATGACGGACGGCCAGATGAGCCATAAGGATAGACTTTGCGGATCCATAACTACCAGAAAGCAGAATCTCTGGCGTACCTCGTCCGAAATCCCACTCATCAAGAAAATCGACGACATCAGACTGATAAGGAATAACTCGCGGATTGAAGTCGCTGAAGTATGGCTTTGAGTATTGTTCGACAACTTCACTCATTCCTTCTTCTTGCGCTCGTAGTTCATGTTGATTTTAAGCGCGCCCTCATTCTCGACGGCCACTTCCTGCTTATCTGCCCAACCGCATAGGTTCTTTAGGCAAAAGATCAGCATGGTATTATCGCCACCCATGGCCTTCTCGATCGCCTTACGGATCAGCGCGTGTCTGGTGTGGACCATCTTTTGCTGTCGAAACTCGACAAAGCTCACGCCGTATTCGTCGCGGATAAACCTCTCGATAGTACGATCCGAGCAGTCGAAGAACGCCGCCGTATCGAGGAGCGTTGGCTTCTGGCGCATGAAGGCTTCTAGTTTCTTCTTGTCGATTTCAACCGCCATCACGCACCCCTGATCTCATCCCAGGCGACTCCGTCTTCCCGGTGTGCCTTCTTGCCAGTGAACTTCTGCCAGCGGTCGAGGATCACTCCGCAGTAGTGCGGATCGAGCTCCATCATAAAGCACTTGCGGTCAGTCTTTTCACAAGCGATGAGCGTTGAGCCTGAGCCGCCGAATAGATCAATAACTGATTTCGGATTTCCATAATTTTCAAAACACCATTCTGCTAATGCCGTAGGTTTTTGAGTGGGATGTACTCGCTTTTCGCTGCGCTCTGAGGCTCGAATCATCCCTTTCCATTGGTGTCTAAAAATCCTTAATTGCTTGTCGTCATTCGTCCATGCAAGTTCACCATCAGCAAAGAACCCTTCGCCGTTTTCCTTGTCCCAGACAATCCAACCGGACGAGGCCGGAAGCGCTTCGGCGTAAAAATTAGCTCCCCAGAAAATGAGCTTTTTAATGCCCATGCCAGCACAAAGGTTGTAAGCATCGATAGCCGTTTGCGTGCTGTCGTCCCCAATGACAGGGCGATATTTGCCTCTCGCCGCCACGCCGACCACGCCGACCACGCCGTTGATAGCCTCTCCGAGCCCATTATTATTTCCATCCTTTTTTACAACGCTCATTCCATAAGGCGGATCTGTGTAAACCATATCGGCCTTCTCGCCGTTCATCAGCCGCTCCACATCGGTGATCGCAGTCGAGTCTCCACACATCATCCGATGATTCCCTAGGATGTAAACCTCGCCTTGCACCACTTTCGGCTCTGGCCTAGCGTCTGGCACTTCGTCTTCGTCGCACTGAGGCTCGAGCTTCTCCGACAGATCGAGCGTGAAGTCCTTGAGGCCTAGCATCTCGAGATCGAAGTCCGGGCCTAAGTCTGGCAGGTCCGCATTGATCCCGGCCAGGTCGAGCTCGGCCCAGGACGCGATCGCGTTGTCCGCTTGGATAAACGCATACTCAGCGGTGTCGTCCGCGAACTTCTGGAACACAACAGGCATCGAGTCGAAGCCTGCCTTCTTCCCTGCCAGCTTCCGTCCGTGGCCTGCCACGATACAGCCAGAGAGCTCTGAGACGATTATCGGGTGCCGGATCCCGTGGTACTCGTACAGCTTCGCCAGTCGCTCGATCTGCTCGTCTGAGTGTTTGTTCCTGTTCTTCGGGTGATCCTTGAGCTCATGGATGGGAATCATCCGGTCATATCGGCAATGGATCTCGGGTGTGTTCGTCATGTTCTGTTCCTCCACTGGACGGTCCAGTTGGCCCCACCGGGGCTCTTTCTTCAGTGTTAGACCATCCCCGTCAGGAATCAAAGGCTAACGCATTACCGCACCGAGTCGAGAGAGTGGGCTTTTTTTTCCTAGTGATCCCCTTACCCTATGAACGGGGGAACACGCATGGATCAGAAGCACTATGTGGTCGTGAAGCTGAAGGAGCTAGCGCACGAGCTAGGCCGCGTCCCGATGATCTCGGACTTTCAAGCGATCTTTCCGCGCATCCCGGTAGGGATCCTGTTCGGCACCTGGGACAACGCTCTCCGGGCGGCTGGGCTGATCAGGGAGGATGAGGAGAAGCCAAAGAAGAAAGACCCATTCCCTCCGATCGACGACCCTGAGAAGATCAAGGAGATCGTTTACTCGCAGGAACACAGGAATGTCGTCAGGCTAAACCACGCCGAAAAAGTCATGGTCGTGGGCGATATGCACCTGCCTTTCGTGAATCTAAACGCGCTCTCCATGGTGTACGCCTTCGCCCAGAGGGAGCAGCCCGATGTGATCGTCCAGGTAGGCGATCTTACCGACCAGTATTCGGCCTCGAAGTTCGCTAGGTCTCTGAACACCTACACGCCGAAGGCAGAGGATGAGCTATCGAGGGAGATGGCCGAGGCTTTCTGGAAGACGCTCCAGCAGGTGGCGCCTAAGGCGAAGTGCTTTCAGCTTATGGGGAACCATGATGCCCGAATCCTAAAGCGCATAGTCGAGAAGTGCCCAGAGGGGGAGCACCTGATCGCCCAGGCTATCCGCTCGAGAATGACATTCGAAGGAGTGACGACCATCCATGACCCGACCGAAGAGCTCTACATCAACGGGATCCTGTTTATCCACGGCCACTATTCGAAGCTGGGCGCTCACCGTGATTTCAATCAGTGTAATGTCGTGTGCGGTCACTCTCACCGCGGCGGTGTTAACTATCGGAGCTATAATGGCGAGACATTCTG